CCTCAATCAGATGGGCTTCAACGACTCCAACGTCACCGCTTCCACCTGGATCTCCCGACCGAAGGCATTGATCCAGCGCCTCAAGGCTCGCTATCCCGGCGTTCGCGTTTTCCAGGCGACGATCACCGGTCGCGCTACCTCGAGCGACACCTACCGCACCGCGGCTGGTCAGACGGTTCCGAACCCGTGGCAGGTGCCCGGCGTCGCCGGCAATAACAACACGGGTCTCGGTCTGCTCAATGAAGAAATCCGGGCAAACACCGGCAACTGGCATGACGGCGTCGTCGAGGTCGGCGAAATTGGCCGATTGATCAGCACGAGTGGCAATGGCGACGGTGTGACGATCTGGAATCAGGCTGTCTCCAGCGTGCCGCTGAAGCGCGGTTATCCGTATCTGATCGAGTATCAGCCGGGCGTGTGGTCGACCCGCACGATCTATGACTGCACGGAGGCAGCACCCTATAATGTCACGTTCATGGAAAACTTCGCGACGATCTTCCAGCCGAACGCCAAGATCCAGCTGGCGATCGTCAACGATGGCGTCGGTGTTCACCCGACACCTGGCTATGTCGAGTATATCGTCGGCCGTATGCCCCCGACGATGAAGGATCAGTTCGGGCCTCGTATCGTGGCTGCGGCTTGATCATAAATCAATATTGACTTACCATTAGGGCGGGCTCTCCCGCCCTTTTTCCTTATCAACACAAGATTGGTGGATAATGCACTATCTCAAGATCGTCTCGAAGGGCTGGCAGGGTTACACTGGTCAGCTCAACATCATCAGCTTCAAGGACGGCGTCTCGACCGAGCCTGTTCCTCCGCGCATTGCTGACCGCATTGCCGCGTCCGTGCAGGTCGTTCAATGCGACGAAAAGGGCAAGGCGGCCAAGAAGCCGGTTGCCGTCGGTGTTCAGCATCGTTTGATTTCCGAAACGGCCGCTCGCGCCATCATCACGACCAGCCTGCAGACGCAGAGCGAGGCCGACAAGAGCCTGGAAGCCAAACTCGACGCCGCACGCTCGCTGACAGCTCCGGTCGAAACTCTGTTCACCCGCGTCGACCTCGAGAAGATCGCTGACGACACCGGCATGAAGGGTCTGCGCGACATCGGCGACAAGTGGAAGGTCAAGGGCCGCGGTATTCCCGAGCTCATCGAAAAGATCCTGAAGGCCCAGGCTCAGTTCCTGCAGCTGCGCAATCAGAAGATGGACCAGGCAGGCGGCTCGGTGCTCAAGGCAACGACGCTTGCGACCGAGGAAGAAGAAGCCACGATCGCCGTCGATGAAACGCCGGCTGTCGCGGGTGTCGAGGGTATGACAGCCGAATACACGGTTCTCGCCAATGTCGTCACTGCTGCCGATCTCTTCGAATCCGCGCTGCGCAACTCCGGCAAGTCCCTGACCGGCTGGAATGCTCTGCGCGACAACGAGCGCAAGATCCTCGTCGACCAGGAGATCGCAGCGCTCGAGGAGCACTACGGCGCCAAGCTCGAGCCTGTCGTTGTCGGTGAAGCGCCGGCCGAAGACGTCAAGGAGCCGGAAGTGCCTGCAGAGCCCGAAGAGCAGGAAGCGCCTGCTGATGAAGGCGAGGGTGCTGAAGGTGAAAAGACCGACGGCGCCGAAGGCGAGGCTGATGAAAGCAAAGACCAGGGTGAGGAAGCCTGATCCATGATTAAGCTCTACCCCGAGAACTACGATGTCGCGATCGACGTCCTCTTCACCGATAACAGCGGTGCGCCCCTCAACGTGACGGGCGTCTCCGCTTCCGTCCGCGACGGTGACGATCGTGAGCTGGCCGACTTCGGCGAGATCCCGTTCGACCTGGCCGACGGCAAGGTGACGATCACGGTGCCGGCCAATCTTAACGTTCTCGGGGAGGGCGAACTGTCTGCCGCGCGCACGCTGCGCGCCTATATCGGCAATGGAACGATCGTCTTCCCGCGGTTCCTTTCCTACATCATCGAGGCGGAAAGCCGTCTCGAGATCCTCAACAACACCTTTCTGACACTGCCGGCAGCTGAGATCCTGGCGCGCGACAATCCGCGCCTGAAGGGCTGGGCTGCTGCTGACGACGAGAAGAAGTCGGCCGCGCTGATCAATGCCTATACCCGGCTGTCGCGCGTCCAGCTGCGCTATGCCAAGCCGCGGGCTGAAGCTGACGTTGCGACCACGATCCGCACCTATGATCCGACCCGCCTGTATCGCGAGGACTGCGATGTGGTGATCCGGCCGGGCGACTGGGGCAGCCGCTTCACCAAGGAAGATTTCCTGGCGATGCCGGCTGATTTCCGCAAGGCCCTTCGGCTCGCCCAGCTCGTCGAAGCCAACGAGGTTCTAACCGACAATCCGTTCGAAGCGCGTCACCGCGCCGGCGTCATTTCCGAGACCGTCGGTGAAAGCTCGATCATGCTGCGCGGCGGAAAGCTCGAGCTCGGCGTCTCGACCGAGACCCTGCGAACGCTCACCGGCTTCGTCTACTACAATGTGAGGCTGGCCCGCGCATGATCTGCAATCATCTAACGGACCTCGCCGGCCAGGCGAGCGTTCGCTACGCGATGTTTACCGACGGCCTGCGGTCGATCTATCGCCGGGCGCTGAACAGCCAGGTGCTCGATGACAGCGCCGCGACCCAGGAAGCCGGCGAGCTCGCCATTTCGTTCCTGCGCAACGAGGGCAATGCGATCCAGGCTGCAGTTCAGGAAATCGCTGAGATTGCGCACACAGCGACGCTTGACGAAATTGCGAGCAACGACACAGAAAATCTGTCGGACGAAGCGCTCGAGCATCTGAGCGTGTCTAGCGCATATCTCGCTGACGAATTGCTTGCGCAAGCATCGCGTGACGTCGCAACGATGCGCAGATCGATTCAACGGGTGCGTCTGGAAGTGTCGCTGGCGTCTCGCTCGTCCGGCCGATCCCAGCGCGCGGCGATGATCGAATACATGATCGGCAACAAGACCGACATCGACTTCTTCTTTCACGACAAGGCCTCGCGCAAGTGGGAGTCGAAGCTCTTCGTCCGTTCGGTTTATCGCCAGACGCTGCTGTCGGTCTATAACGAGATCGTCCTCTATACGCTGGCCGATCACGGTATCGATCGCGCCGAGGTCGAGCACCACTCGCCGGACGCTCAGCACGACGGCATGGTGATCGCGCTGTCCTCGAGCACCGAGCTGCCGACCTATTCCGAGATCCGCGAGACGGTCTTTCATCCGAATGCAAACGCCTGGCTGAAAATGGAGGGTGCCGATGTTCACGCCTAATCAGATCGCGCCGCTGATGCGCAAGACCGGTCGCAACGTCGACGGCGAGGAGATCTATGCCGACCCGGTCGATATCGGTCTGTCGGTCGTCAATCTCGCCACCCAGTCGCAAAAGACCTCGGTTAGGTCCGACAGCTCGGCCTCGCGCGGCCAGGCTGACGAAATGGTCGCCGAACGCGGCAAGATCCTGACCAGGGAGACGCTCGGCGTTGACGATCTGCTGTCGATCGGTGGCTCGGTCTTCCGCATCAAGGGCACGCATCCGCGCTATACCGTCTTTGGCAACTTCGATCACAACGAGGCCTTCCTGGAGCTCGTCTCCGAATGATCAACATGAAGGTCACGGGCATCAAGGATAACGTTCTGCGGCTGCGCAACATCGGTGCGCGCGTCCATGAGAACGCGCGTAAGACCATGCATGCGGCTGCCGATCGCATTGTCGAGACCGCAAAGAAGATGGCGCCGGTCGACGAGCACAATCTCGAAGAGGCGATCGTCAAGAAGGTCGATTACGAGGGAACGCGCCGGCGCCTGGCGATCAACGTTGAGATCCTGCCCGAGGTTAACGGCGTGCGCGTCGAGGACTACGCGACATACATGCACGAGGGCAGATACAAGCTCGGCCCCAAATCGCAGATCAAGAACGACAGCCAGAGCGAAACGGTCGGGCCGGGCTTCCTCACGCGGGCGGCCGAGGCTGAAGAAGAAAAGCTTGGCGCGCGCATGATCGGCGTCATCACAGAGGAGACCGCGAAGTGATCTGGGACATTATCATCAAGAAGATCCAGGACGCCGCGCTCGGCAACGAGGGCACGACGATCTTCCGCTCGACCATGCCGGCCGACGCCAATATCGCGATCGGTCTGTTCGAACCGCTCGACGGCATCCATGTCGATCCGAACCTGCCGTATTTCTATAAGCCGAACCTGAAGATCATCGTTCGTCACAACAAGATCTCGCTCGGGCGCAAGCTCGCCCATCAGATCATGGATCTGCTGACGGTTACGGCCGAGGAGGTCTACGAGGCCAACGACGAGCGGGGCAGGGTGCATCTGAAGGTTTTCTATCCGAAAGCCTTGCCGATCCAGTTCCCGGCTGCAGCCGGCGATCTCACCGAATGGTCGATCAATTTCCAGACGGCGTTCACCCTGAAGCCTGTCTGAAGACGAAACGAACAGCTCTACGTAAAGCCGCGGCATTAGTCAATCATTATTGATTGACCGATGCCCTTTACTGCCTGTATCATATGGTCAATCAATTTTGACTTTTATCGACGGCCACGTAGAGGAGAAATCACAATGCCTTCGAATACCGAGAACGTGAAGCTGGGTGTTTGCACCGCCACCTTCGACTCTGCCGACCTGGGCTTCACCAAGGGCGGCGTGGAAGTCGAGGTTCAGACCAACACCCACGAGGTTACGGTCGACCAGATGGGCGAAACCCCGATCGACGAAATTATCACCGGCCGCACGGTCCAGGTGACGATTCCGATGGCCGAGACCACGCTCGACAACCTCGCACGCGTCATGCCGGGCTCCACGCTCGTCACCGACGGCTCCTATGCCAGCGGCACCGTGACCTTCTCGACCGGCGCTCCGGTCAACGGCGACAAGGTGACGATCGACGGCCTCGACTTCATCTTCAAGACGGTCCCGACCGGCCCGCGCGACATGGCAATCCCGGCCACGATCGGCGCTGCCGCTCTTGCGCTTGCCGCTGCCGTCAACAACGCCGTTATCGGTGTGCTGGCGACCGCAAACGCTGCCGTCGTCACCCTGACGGCCAGCAACCGCGGCGTCTCGGGCAACCTGACTGTCACCAAGACGGCTGCCACGCCGGCCAACATCACCGCGGTCAACATGGCCGGTGGTGTCGATGCCACGAAGGCGAAGGTCGTTGTCGAAACCGGCACCAACATTTCGCTGCTGAAGCTCGCCAAGAAGCTCGTTCTGCGCCCGAAGGGCAATGTCGACGCCCGCGACGACTTCACTATCTTCAAGGCGATGACCTCCGGCGCCATCCAGTTCGCCTACCAGACGGACCAGGAACGCATCTTCAACGTGGTCTTCAAGGGCTACGCTGACGTCTCCGGTCGTCTTTTTGCCGTCGGCGACGAAACCGCAGCTGCATAACCCTTGCTTTGCTCCGCAAAGTAAATCAAAATTGACTTACCGGGAATTTCTCTCGGTAAGTCTTTTTCGTTTCAGAAGGATGAAAACCCCAACATGCCTGTTGAACCCGTTTATCTCGACCTGGATGCAATTGAATCGCCTGTCGATTTCACCATCAAGCTCAATGGCAAGGAGCATAAGGTCGTCGAAACCAATGTGAGCGACTTCATCACCACGGCCCGCGCAATCGAAAGCCTGTCGATCGGTGCGTCTGTCGAAAAGGAGCTCGAGGTCACGCTGTCGATTATCGGCCGCACCCTTCCGTCCATTCCGGAAGACGAGCTGCGCAAGTTGAAGCTGTCCCAACTCCACAAGATCCGCGACTTCGTGATGACCGCAAACGGCGAGAAGGCCGAAGAGGTCAAGCCAGCCGGCGAGGGTGCCTCGGGAAACGCACCCAAGGCGAGCTAAAGTCCGTCGACTTCGGATTTTACTTCGCCAGGGTGGTCAAGGTCTTTGGCTTCTCGCACGACGAGCTCGTGCGGATGCCGATCAAGCGGTTCTGGTTCTATCACCGGCAGGTCGATCGGATCAGGGCTGAAGAGGATCTCAGGCGGCTGCATCTTCTGGCCGGCGTGACCAGCCAGGAGGGTGTCAAGCAGCTTCAGGAGCGTCTGGACGAGGCACTTGGGCAGATCATGGTCTACCAGCCGGTCATTCAGGCACTCGATGTCAACTCTAGCAACGCAAGCGAGCCAGATCCCGGTTTTGACCGGGGCAAGCTCGAAGGTCTGAGGGCGAGCATCGTGCGCCATGGTCGATAAATCAAAACTGATTTAGTGAGGAACGAATGACTGCAATTAAGGTTGAACTGGAACTTGTAGACGGCTCGTTCACCACGCGCATGCTGCACGCTGGCGAAACGATCGAACAGTTCAACCGGAACGTCGCTCGTTCCTCGCCGGCTCTGCGCCGCATGGCCTCTGACGGCCAGCTGGTTATCCGCTCGATGGAGAAGTCGCAGGAGGCCGGCAAGGGCTTCCTGGCGACCTTGCGCGACGTGTCGATCGTCACCACGGCCGTCTCCGTCGGCTTCAACAAGATTATCAATGTTCAGGATACCTGGGTTGGCGCTGTTATCCGCACCAACGCTGAATTCGAACGTCTGACGCATATGCTGCGCTCGATGTCGAGCGCTGCCGACCCGGTCAAGGATGCGGCCAACCAGGTGCAGAGCCTCGTCGAAATGGCGAAGGACGCTCCCTTCAGCCTCGACAACCTCACCAAGTCGTTCACCAAGCTCAAGGCGACCGGCACCGATCCGATGAACGGCTCGCTGAAGGCTATCCTCGACGGCGTCGCGGCCTTCGGTGGTGATGGTCAGTCGCTCGAGCGCACGGTTCTCGGTATCTCCCAGGCGTCCGGCAAGGGCGTCATTCAGATGGAAGAGCTGCGCCAGCAGATCGGTGAGTCCATGCCGCAGGCGATGACCCTGATGGCTGCCTCCATGGGCGTCTCGATGGCAGCCCTTATCAAGCACATTTCAACCGGCCGTATGGCTGCCGGCCCGGCGCTCGACGCCTTCTATCAGGAGCTTGATCGCTCCTTCGGTGGTTCGGCTTCGCGCATGATGCAGACCTTCACCGGCCAGCTCGCCCGCACCAAGACGGAGTTGCAGGGCTTCGCGCAGATCATCGGCGACGTTGATGCGAGCACCGGCAATGCCAACGAGGGCGGCTTCTTCTATACCGTGACCGAACAGGTCCGCCAGCTGAACCAGGCGCTTGCTTCGCCGGGCGGCCAGATCTTTGCCCAGCAGATCGGCCAGACTCTTGCCTCGGTTGCGACCGGCCTGCAGACGGTCATCGAAAAGGCGATCGAGTTCCGCTCCGCAATCTACAACGCGGCCGAGCTTGCCGCCTGGGTCGTCGGCCTGAAGGTCGCCGCATCCGTCATGTCGTCGGTCGGCGCCGGCTATCAGGCGATGACGCGCGGGATCGACATTATCAAGCTCAAGTTTGCAGACGCAAACACGATGCTCAGCGCGCACCAGGCCGCGCTCCGCAACACTGCTGTCGGGTATGAGAGCGTTGATCGTCTTGCGCGGGCGGCCGCGAGCACCGGCCTTCGTGCAATGGCTTCGGCTGCCATGAGTCTTGTTCCGGCTGCCGGCATCCTCGGCCTGGCTATTTATGAGATCGCCGATGCCTTCGACGTCTTCGGCAATCGCGGCAAGGAAGCCATCAGCACGCTGCGCGAGTTCGGCCAGCTTGCCAAGGATCAGCTTCCGAACGCCCAGAAGGACATCGCCCGGCGCCAGGCCGACCTCGTCAAGGACATGCAGTCGATCAACTCGCAGGTCAAGAACGGCATGTTCCTCGGCTCGAAGGCGTCGAAGGCCTCCCAGGCGGACGCCGAGCGCAAGCGGCTCGAGGATCAATACGACATCGAGAAGCGCCGGGCCGAGCTCGAGCGTGACAGCTTCCTGCTTCAGGAGGCCAGAACCAAGCTCGCCGAGACCGACGCGAAGAACGTGGCCGATCTCCGGCTGCGCGATATGGATCGTGAGGAAGCCGCTGAGCAGCGCGCCTACCAGATCCGCCGTGAAGACATTCAGAAGGAATACGACGCCAAGGTTGCCGCTGCAAAGCAGGCCAAGGGCGACATCGACGCGATCGAAAAGGAACGCGCCGAAGCGCTGATGAACAACGCGGCTGACCTTTACAAGGAACAGCAGGGTCGTCTTCAGCAGGCCGTCAACGAGCTCTGGAAGAGCAACGGCACGGGTCCGATGCAGCTGACCAGCCAGCTTGAGCTGGACGAGATCCTGAAGAAGCTGGACGCGCTGCGCGAAAAGACCTCGGGTCTCAAGATGAACGGCATTCTGCCGGACGTCGGCGTTACCTCGAACTCGGTCAAGCAGCTCGAGAACCTGCAGAAGGTCTTCGATCGCACCAACGAGGACGTGCAGGGTCTTGAGGACAAGCTGCAGGGCGGCAACGAGGAGCTCGGCGAGTTCCTCGCAAAGCTGGCCCGCGGCGCCTATGGCAACATGTCCAGCGAACAGGTCCAGGAACTCTCCGGCAGCATCGAGCTGCTGATGAAGCGGAAGGCCGCCCTCGAGGAAATGGACAAGGGCGCCAACTCGCTGCAAAGCGATATCGAGGCTGCCCGCATCAAGCTGGTCGAAGAGCGTATGGCGCTCGAGGAGAAGGCGCTCGGCCGCGAGCTGACGGAAGGCGAAAAGATCGAGCGCAAGATCAAGTCGGGTGCCTATCCAGGCCTTGGCTCAAACTCGCCGGCTATGCAGGCGCTTCAGGATGCGATCAAGGGACTGACCGTTCAGGGCAGG